GAAGAACCTACAATGGGTCGTCTTGACGGTAAACCATCGGTTGATCAGATGTTCGCTGCTGTACCTGGTGGCGATGGTTCAGCTCCTGCAGCACCAAGTGCACCAATTCCACCAGCACCTAATGCAGCACCTGCTAAGTTAGAGATGACTGCTAAAGCTAACGGTGTGACACTTGAAGCGTATCTTGCGACACCAGGGTGGACTGAAGAGATGTTGATTGAGCAAGGTTTGGCTACGCGCCCAGTTGCTCCTGCTGCTCCTGCTGCTCCTGCTGCTCCTGCTGCTCCTGCTGCTCCTGCTGCTCCTGCTGCTCCTGCTGCTCCAACACCGCCAGTGCCACCTGTACCAAGTGCGCCAGCAGCACCGGTTGCATTGCAGATGACAGCAGCAGCTAATGGTGTGACTTATGAAGCGTACATGGCTACACCAGGGTGGACTGACCAGATGCTACTTGATCAAGGTTTGGCTATCCGTCCGTCTTTCGCTTAACCACTCCCAACATTGACCCTGTGTAAAAGCAGGGTCTTTCTAATTTAAGGACCACCAATGGCTAATAACAGTTGGGGAACTCCACCACATTTAATTGAATCAGCTCGTACTGCTATGGGTTCAATTGACACTGATCCTGCATCCAACGATGAAGCACAGAAGATTGTGCAAGCTGGTGTTTATTACACTGAAGATGATTCAGGGTTTGATCACTGTTGGAAAGGTAACGTGTGGTTAAATCCACCATACGGTCGTGGACTAGCTAAACCATTCATTGAAACATTAGCAGGGTGGTTCGATGCTGAACAAGTGGATCAAGCAATCGTGTTACTGAACACGGTGTACACGTCAACATGGTTTCGTGAGTCAGGTATCAATAGTATCTATTCAGCAATCTGTTTACCTAACAAGCGCATTGCTTTCATCAATCCTGATACCGGTAAACCTGAGAAGGGTAATGACCGTGATCAGATTATCGTTTATCTAGGTGACAACCCTACTGCTTTCTGTGAAGAGTTCAGCAAGTACGGTGTTTGTCATTTACCATATCGACCAGTAACATTTATATAAGGTGACATCATGGCACGTAGAACGGATTTCAGACCAGCAACGACCTACACCGGTCAAAAGATAAAGGGTACTGTTGAAATATCCTACAAGATTGACGGTGTACGCATTTTAGATCGTGACAATATTTTCGTTACTCGCAACAATAAAGTACCACCTGGGTTAGACATTGCACTCAGTGATGATGCTAAAGAAAAGATTAAAGTTTTCGGTGACTGTGAAGTGTATGCAGGTTCATTCGTTAAAAGTAATTCACCGATGCAACTGCACGAACCTGTACCCAACAGCTTAACATCTGACATGGTTTACCCACTCGATTACATGGACTTCGTTAATGATGATGAACATGCAGTGGACCCACGGTTACGTGTTGCAACCATCGACAACCCAACACCTGAACAGATTGCTGAGTATTTACAGTCAGCACTTGATAAAGGTTACGAAGGTTTAGTGTTGCGAACAGATGAACGGTGGTATCGCGTGAAACCGAAGTCAACTGCTGATGTGTTTATCACCGGTTGGTTTGAACAGCTTGATAAGAACAAAGTACCAAAGGGTCAACTTGGTGGGTTCGACACTGCTTACGGCAAAGTGACAGCGTTCACCGATGATATGCGTAAAGAGTTATTCATCAACCCTGATCAGTACATCGGGCGATTAATGGAAGTGCAATATAAAGAACTGTTTGAATCCGGTTCATTCCGTTACGCTGTTACATTCCTTCGATTCCGTGATGACAAAGACACTGAATCATTCGACACTAAAGGACAAATGAAATGAAACAATTGATAATTGAAACTGTTGTAAATGGTTTTATCGTTAACGAGAATGATCGGATGTTACCACCTGGTCAAGTTCAAAACGGTAAAACTCGCGTGTTTAACAATGCTAAAGATTTAGCTGAGTTTGTAAACAAGTGGGGTGAAGACAATGACAAGACTTCATCTTGATTACGAAACCGCTTCTGACCTGGACTTGAAAAAGACTGGTGCTTACAAGTACGCACAACACCAGTCCACCAGAATATTGATGCTAGGTTGGGCCTTTGATGATGAGCCTGTTGCATTGTGGGAACCGCACAAGGACCCGATACCTGAAAGATTGGAACAAGGCATACGCAACCCGTCAGTCAATAAGCACGCATTCAATGCTGCATTTGAAAGACTGATAACCCGTCATTGTCTAGGAATAGAAGTGCCACCGGAACAGTGGCGTTGTACTATGGTGGAATCCTTTTACCTAGGCTTTGCTGGTGGACTAGATAAGTGCTTGAAAGCCGTTGGACTTCCACCGAAAGACGCACGTGGTAACCGATTGATAGGTGTTTTCTGCACTCCTGCTGCAAAGAATCACAAAGCAGACTGGTACAACTGGGATAACAAACCTGTTGAATGGCAAGAATTCTGTCAATACTGTATCCAGGATGTTCACGTTGAGCGTGACCTGTGGCACTGGATGCAAAGATTCCCGACAATGACCGAGTGGGACTATAAGCAGTGGTTCAATGACCAAAGGATCAACGACCGTGGTGTACCTATGGATGTTGAAATGGCGATAAGTGCGATTGAGATATGGGACTTAGAAAAAGCAGACATCACCGAAACCATGATCGACATGATGGGTATACCAAAAGTAACACGTGAACCCTTTGTAAAATGGATTGAAGATAACACCGGTGTAAAACTTGATAACACCCGTAAAGATTACTTAGCAACACTTTTACACAAGGGTGACCTACCTGCTGAAGCGGAACCATACATCGAGTTGTGGGCGCAAAAAGAAGGTAAAGCGACTTCTAAATATAACGCAGTCATTAACGGTACATGTGATGATGGTCGTGCACGTGGCATGTTCCAGTACAAAGGTGCTTCACGTACCGACCGTGTTGGTGGTCGATTGATACAACTCCAAAACTTAAAGCGACCTCTCTATGGTGACAACGACCAGACCATTGGCAATGTAGTGAATGCAATTAAGTGTCGTGATCCTAAATTCCTATCGATGCTATTCCCTCACTCAGTCTCTGAAATACTGGGCGGTTCAATCCGTCACGCACTTAGTGCTAGTGAAGGTCACACCTTTGCTATCTGCGATTTAACATCTATTGAGTCGGTGATACTTGGTTGGGTAGCCCTATGCCCCGAAATAGATTCGACGTTTAGACAGGGTAAAGACTCATACCGCATGTTCGCGTCTAAGTATTACGACATACCATACGAGCAAGTTACCAAAGCACAAAGGTCTTTCAGTAAACCGCCGGTGTTAGGTTGTGGTTTCATGTTGGGGTGGAAAGGTCTGATCGCATACGCTGAAGGTTATGGCGTAGATATGACTCAGGAACAAGCGAAAACTGCTGTTGATACGTTCCGTGGCATGTACCCTGAAATCCCTAAATTTTGGCAATGGATTAGTGAAGCTGTTAAGTACGTCACATCGACAGGCATACAGTGTGAAGGGTATCGACTACGCATTGAGCGTGACACCGATATGCTACGGATCTGGTTACCTAGTGGTCGTGCACTCAGTTACTTTAAGCCTGAAGTGAGAAGACAAGAAGCACCGTGGTCAACACCAGAACGACCAACCCACATCGACAACTTCACATACATGGGGATGAACGACAAGAACCAATGGGTAAGAATCTCTGCTCACGCTGGTGGACTGACCGAGAACGTGGTTCAGTCGTTAGCCGGTGACATACTGTGGAATGGTATCATGAATGCTACTGACGCAGGTCTACCCGTAGCACTGCACGTACACGATGAGATAGCTGTTGAAGTGCCGATTGAAGTAGCAGACCAATCTTTAGAAACGTTACAGAAGTGCATGATTGCAGTGCCGGACTGGTGCAGTGATATGTGGCTAGGTGCAGATGGTTTCGTAACTAAACGTTACACGAAAGATTAAACCATTACTTGACTGACGTGGAACAATGTGTAACAGTTAGTGTATGTTGATTGATGAGGTCGTGGTTATGAAGTTTATTAAATGGATTAAAGAAATGTTCACTCCTGAACCCTTACCTGTGACTGAATGCTGCTGTTGTCACATTGTCGCACCAACTATTTGTCTACCGTTCACAGGGTCGTCAAGATTCTGTGCAACATGTGTAAATAAAATAATGAAGGATTAATAGTATGTTTTGTAAACTTTTCAATACTGAATTGGGTCAGATACTGGTAAAGAAAGACACTAATGAAGACTGTAACCCTGAAGTACGTTTCTACTTTGAACCTGAGAACTTAGGTGTGTGTTCAATTGCAGCATCGCAAAAGGATGGCAGTGAAGAAAGCTGGAACACGGTTGATGAGTTGTTCGACAAAATCAACGAAGAAGAAGCATTCAACACTGTTAAGAGTGTCATCAACGAATTTTTAACGGGCCAGTAATGGGTACTCGTGAGAACAAGGTTGAATGCTACCTTGACCGTGAGGTGATGAAGCTAGGTGGTCTGACTCGTAAGTGGGTCAGCCCTGGTCGTGACGGTGTACCAGATCGGATTGTTATCATCAACGGTGTGGTCTGGTTCGTTGAAGTCAAAACGGTCTGTGGCAAGCAATCTGAAGTACAGAAACGTGAACACCAGCGACTGCGTGACTGTGGTGCAAATGTATCAACGGTCTACGGTAACATTGGTGTTGACATGTTTATTCGTGAGGAATTGAACAATGGACAATCATAACTTAACACGTGAAGGTGATGAATGGGTTTGCAGTTGTGGTTTGCGTTGGGACACCGATGAAGATGACCCACATCCGAAGACTGCTGAAGAACACATTGCAAAGATTAAGTACGAGATGAAACATGCAAACTCGTAAACAGTCAGCCATTGAAGCCGTGATGAACATCCTGGTGGGTTACACGATCAACCTGATTGCAAACTTCACCATCCTCCCGTTGTTCGGTTGGGACATCTCATTGCAACAGAACCTTCTCCTCGGTGTATTCTATACCGTGATTTCATTCGCACGTAGCTACATGCTGCGTCGTTTCTATAATTGGTGGCACAACAGATGAAAGATTTATTAACACCGCAAATGCTTCACGAGTACCAACGTGAATGTGTGATGCACCAGCTACAGCACGATGATTCAATGCTGTGGTTGCAAATGGGTTTAGGTAAAACACCGATCACCCTGACCACTATCGTTGACCGTATGCGTGCAGGTCAAGTGAAGAAGACTCTGATCTTCGGGCCACTGCGAGTCATACAAGCGGTGTGGGCGCGTGAAGCACGCAAATGGTCACACACTAAACATTTACGCTTCAGCGTGATTCATGGCCCAAAAGAGAAACGTACACGTGCACTGTTTGCCGATGCTGACGTTTACCTTATCAACTATGAAGCAATGAACTGGTTAGCTGAAACGCTTGACCACTACTACCTGTCACAAGATAAACCGCTACCGTTTGAGATGGTTGTCTATGATGAAGTGTCAAAGCTGAAGAACTCCACCACGCTGAGAATGAAAGGTGGTAAACGTGATCGTAAAGATGGTCGTGGTGAACCTGTAACAATCAAAGTTACTGGGTGGCGCAAGATGATCAACGAGTTTAAATACCGAACGGGCCTCACAGGCACACCTGCATCAAATGGTTACCTGGACTTACACGGTCAGTTCCTGTCGGTTGACGGTGGTGAACGACTTGGTGAATTCATCACACATTACAAAGACAGTTACTTTGCATCTGATTACAGAGGATGGTCCTACACTCCGACTGAATTAGGTAAGCAGTGGATCGAGTTTAAGATCAGTGACATTACTAAAAAGATGGATGCTGCTGACTACCTTGATTTACCTGACTGTAAAATAACTAACATGATGGTGGACCTACCTGCTGCTGCACGTAAGGCTTACACCGATGTTGAAAAGAACATGTTCACTCAACTTGATTCAGGTCAAGAAGTAGAAGTGTTCAGTCGCTCATCTGTATCAAACAAATGTTTACAGTTCTGCAATGGTTCACCGTACCTATCAAGTGACTCACCAGAATACGAGTCATTGCATGATGCTAAACTCGATGCACTTGAAGAAGTGTTGGAAGAAGCAGCAGGTGCACCAGTGTTATGCAGCTACACATTCAAAGCTGATGCTGAACGTATCATGAAGAAGTTCAAGAAACTGAAGCCGGTCAACCTGACTGCTGTTAAGTCTTCTGATACTGAGCGTATCATTAATGAATGGAACACTGGAAAGATTAAACTGCTGATAGGTCACCCTGCTTCAATGGGCCACGGTGTTGATGGTCTTCAGGACACAGGATCGATACTGGTGTGGTTTGGGTTGAACTGGTCACTGGAATTGTACGAGCAGATGTGTGGTCGATTGAATCGTCAAGGTCAAACTAAACCGGTGTCAATCATTCACATACTGTGTAATGACACCGTTGATCTTGCTGTTGCTGATGCTATTGAACGTAAGTCTGATGATCAGGAAGGTTTGAAGAATGCACTGCAACGTTACCGTGATGGTGTGACCACCAATGAGTTAGCAGTGAATTTCTTTTAAGAAGGGAATTTGTCAACTAACCAGGCAAAGAATATACCAACGAAAGCGAACCCACTTAACCACTTAATGAACTTACTCAACGCTGACATTGTTTTAACTGTACCATTCGCTGCGTTCCATGCAGCAACAATGTCACGTGTTGATTCAGTCAATGCTTTAGTTGACGTGGTGAGTTCTTCAATACTCTTGGTGTTACGTTCTTGAGCGACAATCAAATGATCCCAACGTTTTTCTTCATCTTCACAATGCCTATGAAAGTCATCAATGTGGTCGTCAAGTTTCTGTTGCAATAAAAGCACCTGGGTATCTGATTGTCGTCTGTCCATTCCCATTTAGTCCTTGTTAAACATGGTCATAGCATAACATTCAACACCGCTATTCCACAACTCAGCTTCAGCAGTTCTGCGACGTGATAAACCACGAAGCACACGACCACCGGCTTTATTCCAACGTGACAACTGGTACGGGACATCTTCCCAGTCATTACTGTTGATGCGTCGTCTAAGTGTTGAAGCCTTGAATGCACCACTACCGAGGTTATAAACAAAACTTGAAAGTGCTGCACGTTGCATACCATTAAGGTACGGTTTGCAATACTTGATCACAGCACGCTCACACTTCTCAAGTTCATGATTCAACCATGCTTCAGCTTGCTCACGTGTACACTCAGGGTCGTCACCAGTAACTCGACGACCATCAGGGTAGCGTGTTGTTCCGAAGCCTATGGTCCATACACCAGCAGCACAGCGATAAGGGGTAGATGAATACCCCTCAAAGCTGACGACTAGATCAACCCCTTCTTTAATCATTTTCGTGCAGACCTATAACCGAATAAGAAACCTAACACTGCTTGTATTGCTTCACCGATAAGTGAACCCCATAGCAGGTCAACAGCCTGTAACGGGTCAACGGTGGTCAACACAGCATACGTGTAGAACGAAGCCATAACAGCAAACAGAGTGATGATGATGGTGACAGCAAACGGCCTTAGTGCACCATTCCATGCGTCAACCCATGCTATACCTGTTGCAACTAAACTGGCTGATGCGATCTTGGCTTGTGACTCATACGCTGCAATGTCAACCTCACGATCCATCTCAGCAACACGAGTCTCACCCTGCTTCTCAGCAATTTTCAACTGAAGGTCTGTCTGAATGGTGAGCATTTCAAGTTCACGTTTGTGTTCTCTCGATGCACCCCACTCCTTCAGCAAGTTGGGAACTGTACCGGATATTAAACCGGTGAGTGTGGATATTAGTGCTGTAATCATTGTTATAACCTCAATATGTAACCCAAGTGCCAGGCGAACCAGAAACTGTACATCTTGCTCTGAATGGTGCTAAAGTTTGCGATCCGATTACTAGGTCTGTACCCTTGTACCAATACCCAGCAGTTGGAGCTGCGCCAGAAGCAATTCCGTCAACCCAGTCGTCTGATACTTCTTTAACAAATGGCCCGATTGAGGTGCGCCATGAGTTACCCGCTCTCCCCCTCATATGTTCAACAGCCAGATCACCACGGAAGAACCCAAGAGTATCTCGCCCCCCTGTTGCCTTGTAGTAATCAACAGTTAGATTTTCCAAATAAGATGCTCTTGTTAGATTACCCAACCCTTTCAACTCAAGCGTCAACGAGGACGTTAAAGTTGGCGTTATTACTTTGATATTCATCCGTCCGATATGAACCTCTTCACAAGCTGCGAAGTTTGCCCAGAGGCTTGGATTGGTAACTTTTGCTGGATCATAATGGAACTCTACATCTATATTATCGATAGACAATGTTTCAAGAATTCCGGTATCAAATGCAATTAACCTTGAACCAGCTATCGCCCCCATCACGCTACCTATCCGCAAAGTTCCTGCTTTGACATTTCCGTTCCTTGTTCGCATGAGTCCGGATATAGAATTTCCTTGGTCGTCAAAATCGATAATTAGATTACCAATTTCAACAGCTTTATGGTCTTGTAGGTTTACAGCATACGAACCTTCTCCAATCACATACATCGTCCCAATTCTTATATCAGCACCACCAAGCACCACTAATGCTTCTTGATTACCACGATAGATGAAGTCACCAATATAAATTTCACCGCCGCCAGCATATAGACCATTATCCCCACACCTATCAACATCAAGCAGGTCGATTGTTCCTGTTGACGTTGCCGAAAGAATTGTAGATCCGTCAACCGATTCGCTTTTAATAAACCTTGCTTCAAAGTTAGTAGCATCACCGCGTAGAGTGACAACACGAGGTACAGACTCATTACTATGACCTGTGTTTTGAAAATCTCGACCTCTTGCGGAAAAAGTAAGATTATCTACAGCTCCGACATTTAACGCAGCAGGAAAAGCATTATTGGTGTCGGATATGTCGTCAGCGTTAATGTTTGTAGCATCTATATTTACTTCACAGTTGTTTGATCCATCAGATACGAATATAGCACTGCGAGATTGCCCATCCCCATTTACTTTCAAACCCCAATCCCAAAAGCATGAATTGTTATTCAGCGATACCATTGATGAACTTACAAAAGAGGGTGTACCCATCTTAATAAATGATTTCCCACTCTTTGGAATAAATACGGTTGGTATTGTTGTCGAAATGTCTTTTATGATATACGGAGTTGATGCGGTGTTAGCCGGAAATGAAACAAGACCAAGAAGGTCTGCAACGTGCTGTACAACATCAGTAACATCAGTGTTTGCAACAGCTCCATACTTGTCAATCTCACCAGTTTTATCACGTAAAACCAACGAAATGTCTAAAGTGTCATGAGCAACAATGTTAAACCCGTTTGCTGATCCAGTGCCGGTTACAACATCCCACAACCCACCACCGTTACCACTGGTGCGTTCTTTCAACTCGATAGAGTAACCTGCTTTAAGTGATGTGTTTCCCACAGCAGCGAGTAACGTGTCAAAACTTAACTGAGTGTTACGTTTTTTAGGGATTGGAATACCACCCTGTGTAGCACCGTTGTTAAGTATTAATTCTTCTTCAGTGGTATTCACCACAATTTCACCGATAGCACCCGTAAAAGCGTCTATTTCAGACTGTGTACCACGACGGTGTTTTACTTGAGTAGCCATTACGCAACACTCCCATAGTCTAGTTCGTCACCAACCGTACTTGTTACAAGTCCATAGTCAATGAATTGTTGAGGGTCAAACCCTGGTATTGATTCAATTCTGTCGTCAACAACTTCAACCACTTGACGCTGTGGCATGTAATCGTCTGGTTTCTGTGCCGGTGGTCCAGCTAAAGGTTGTTCCATCGTGTCACCGGATATGTTGACGTATTCAGCATCAGTATCAAAATTCTCTAATCCTGTCTCGTCACCGTTCCACCGTAGCACTTTACCACTGTCAGGGTTTTCAAGTGTTAAGGGTAAAGGTCCACTGTATGAATCAGATAGTGAGAATGTGCGTCCTATTTTATCAAGCAACTGCTGAATCAAGAACGTCAGTTTATCCGCCATGTTTTCATGTAAGTCAGGGAAGAAAGGCCCTTGTGACGTGAATGCTGTTAACTGAGTTTCATCGTAGTTAGATCGGATGTACCACGTGTAGTTGTTAGGTAGTGCACCAGCTATGCGCGTGATCGTACCACCACTGTCATTACCTACACTATTGACCGTGTAATCGGTGTCTACTGTCAACACGGTTTCAACACCAACGTCATCAGTTTCATATACAATCAGTTCAGTCTTATCTTGAACCTTGAACCCATAGCTGAACGTGTCAGCGATGCTGTTACCAGCATAGGGTCCTGATGTGATTTTCTTAGTGTTTACTGTCATATTGACAACTCCTGTCTATTAGTTTAAGTATATCACTATTTTCTATCAGGACCAAATAGCAACTGATGAGTTGTAAAGTCTTCACCTTCTGCAATGACATCATACAGATGTTCACCGGTGGCCCACGCTTGACCTGTACCTGGTACACCTAATGCGATACCTGCTAACTTACTCACTGCTTTAGCTTGACCCTTGGTGATTTCACCATCAGCAAGCACAGCGTTTGACATACCTTCTAACCCCTGTAAACCTTGTTCAATTTGTGATGTAACCGGTGAAGCGTTATAACCGTAACCACTTGCCACACCGTTAACGATGTCACGAATAAATGGTACAGATTGAACAGGGTACAGTGCTACTTTAGTCAGCATTGTTTGTAAACGGTCATCTTCATCATCAGGTTCTGCGAACTCACCGCGCATCATCATCTCAAATAACACCGGTATGGTGAACAAGAACATTGCTTTAGCTGCAACTGTTGTTGTTGAGTATGCACCGGACTTAGTACCCTTCACTAGATCACGTTGCATATTCCACAGCGAACTGAAGAACGTCATGAACATTGTGAAGATTGTATGTGTTTTAGTTTGGTTACGCATCAGTGCAGCCATGTCTTTTGTAGCACCTGAACCTTGCACATTCTCAATCACCCAATCAGCATACTGGAATGCTTTAGTCTCATCACCGGATTGGCCCAACTCTTTAATATATGCAGCGTGCCATGACGGTAAATCAACCATGTAAGTCTGAATCAATGCAATGTGTTTCATTGATGCTTCTTGAACAGCAGCAAGTACACCGCGCTTACTTTCAAGTTGTTGCATGGCATTCATGATCTCACGGTCCATTGTCTGAGTACGATGCTTCAGCACTTTAGAATTCTCAATTGCAAAATCCCATGCACTCTTCATTGTGTCAGTGCTACCTAATATGGTACGCATTGCTTGTAGTGTTGGCTGCATACCCACTTCAGTGATTGTGTTAGATAGACCACTGATCTGAATGATACCAGTTGATGCTTTGAAACCCATTACACCGAGTGTAGTACCTAAACGTAACTTATTGAACGTCGCATCAACAACCGATTTATTCGGTGCATTACGTCCATCTTTAGCAATGTCATTTAACCACGGTTTCAACTGTGCAAATTCTTCAGGACCTAGTTTTTCAGTAACTGCTTTCTTCACACGGGGGTCACGTAGTAACCTGTTAACCTCACGAACAGCATCATGGTGTGTGATGTAGTGGATTGTTTCCTGAATATGATTAGGTACAACATTCAGCGTTAAGTGCATTGGTGCATAGTAACCTGTACGCTCATTAGTTGACCCAGTGTTCACCGATGCTTGGATGCTTGCGTTACTGGCAAACATTGAACCCACTTCAGCATCTTTACGTTCTTCAAACTCAGCAGCTTTATGGTCACGTGTTGGGTCATATTTAACAGGGTAATAACCACCTTTAAATGTACCGTGTTCAGTGACGACTGGTGTAGCCTCAACTTTAGGTGGTACAAGGCCTGTTGTTTTACGATGCACTTCAGCAAGTTTCGGGTAAAGAATATCAATCTGATCCCAAATCTTTTGAACCATCTGCCAATCTGATTTAGTCATATGCTTCAACACTGCTTGCAGTTTCTCATTTTGCAGGTTGATGTCAGTACCGTCTTCTTGCGCCCACTGTTCACCGAGTAGTAGCTTTCTCAAGTTGCCTTCATTGCCGGTGTTCAATGCTACTGCAAGAATCTCGTGACCTTTTAAGTTACCGGTGTGAGTACCACCAGCAGTGTCTTTAATTTCAGGGATAAAGTAAGTAGTGTTGTGACGCTTCATGTCCTCTTTGCTACGGTTCTGAATCATGTCAGCAACAGGTTTACCTACTTCGCCATACATTTCTAGTTCAGAATTATAAGCATCTGTCATCGGTTGTGAGAATGTGGTGAACCATGTACCAACACGATCCATCCCGTCCATCCACGACATCATGAAAGGTATTTTAGTCATCTGACCCATGGCCCAACGACCCTTGCGTTCAGCCCATGAAACATCATCAGCAGTTGATGCTTTCTTCTTGAATCGACCTGTACCGGTTTCTTCAGCAGTGACCACCAGTTTAGATACAAGGTTGTTGTATTCAATCTCTTCACCCATGCGAGTGAGTTTGTTTGAGTAGCGTGCAACATGCTCAATGTTCTTCACTGAATCATTGATACCCTGTAAATCGCTGTAAGCAACATTTTTCCAATGTGTGACGTATGACTCATTTAACACTACGTTAGCCAACACCAGACCATCACCGTGTGTGTCCATGCGTTCAGAAGCCCACGTGTTAATGTCCTGGTTAATTTGATCAACGTCTTTCAGTGATGCAGACTTCTTGAATTCAAATCGTTCTAAGATTTTAGTGATCTGATCCCAATACCCACCTTCGGCTTTCTGAATTTCTTCTCTGACTTTCTTCTTATTGTAACGAACCATGCGGTCAACGATCTTCGTTGTCTCATTTTTTGCCTCCGTTGCAGCCATACCAAGATAGTAATTCAGTGCCTGACGTGCTTTAGCTTGTGCAGCACCTTCTTTGTTTCCTTCAGCCAACATACGAGCAGACTCTTGTGCAGCTCTGATCTCAGCCTTGCGATATTTACCAGGGTGATTCTCTCTGAATGATAGGTTACCGATACGTTCTTCAGCAACTGACTTCATTGTTTGACGGTCAAGTGTGCGCTGGTTCGTGCCACGTGAAAGCATCTTCAGTTCATGCAGGATCAACTTACCACGTTCTTCATTCATCACCGCTTCATTAGCTAGTTGCTCAATCGTACCATCGGTGAATGGGTCACCATGACGTTGAACCATTGCAGCTTCAGCGTTAGTCTCAGCAACCTCTTTGATTGGTGGTGCAGAAACTAAATCACTCAACATCTCTGATCCTGAGTTGTAACCGAAGAATGCAGCAGCTTCATCAGGGTGAACACCTTTCTGACCTTTCGCAGTCATACCACGAAGTTTGTCAGGTACACGTGTTGATGTGCGACCCAGTTTGTCAGTCTTCTGCTCACCGACTATCTCCTTCACTGAAGCATGATCTAACTTGATGTCACCATCACGTAGTCGTGTAGCAGTTGAGTAAACTTGTTCACCAGATAAACGACTCATCTCTTCATCAACCAGGTCAGACTTTTCTTCTTTCCACCATTGCTTAGTCTTACGAGTAAGTGCTTTGATTAGTTGGTCACGCAGTGTTTCAGATTGAACGTCCTTCACTTTCTCCTGACGTTTCTGATAATCAGCAAACTCTTCAGCAGTCATACCTGCCATTGCAGCATCGGTGAACATTGGTTCAACTCGTGCACGTGACTCAGCAGCAGCGATTTGTTCTTCAGTAGCAAGTAAACGGTCAAACACTTGACGCATCTCAGCATCTAGGTTCACGTTTAACTTCCCACGTAGTGACTGATAAATCTGTGACAACCAGCGTGCAAAAGTTCTGAATGCGTTACGCAGTTCAATACTTGGTGCTTTACCTTCCATCAGGTAAGTCTCAAAACCACGTGCAAATTGTTCATGAGTAGCACGACGAATTGCAGCATCTTTGTCACGGTTACCGGTTGAACCTGTTTCAAGGTAGTTCACCACACTTGCTTCATTAACCGTTGCTTTACCTTCAGTAGTACGTTCACCCTGCTTCATTGGGTCAAATTGACCATTGAGGTATTTAGTTGCTTCAGCAGCTACATCTTCAGCGTTACGGATAAACCAGTTGTTGATACTGTCATTCATCTCAGTACCAGACTGCACTTCCATCTCGTACATGAAGTGTGAGAACTCATGAAGGAATGTTGAAAGGTCAGCAGAATCAGTCAGTCTGATGATACTGTTCTCAGGGTCATAGTAACCACGTGCACCACCGGTGTCAGGTTGGTTTTGACGAAGTAAGTCTGACTCATAGTTCAAGGGTTTATCTGGTGCTAAATCACTCCACACGTCTCGCAGTGATTCGTATTTACCCCATGTACCTTTCGGAATGTAAACCCACTCATTGAAGTCAGCACCATACCAATACAAATCTTCTTTGTTGACTGTTTTCTGACGTGTTACGGCTTTCTCACCAGTGGTATTACTCTCGTGGCTTTTAGCATATTGCTTAACTAACCCTACCCAATCACCTGCTTCAACTTTACCAGATTCAGGCATCGCCCTATATATGGTGATACGGTCACCACTATTTGCAATTGCGCTAGCTGCGTTACGTTCTTCAGGTGTACCAAAACGCTGTGCATCTTCAATCATTGCAGGTTGAAGTTCTGTCACATTAGCTGCGGTTTCTACTTCAGGATCTAAAGCAATTACTGCACGTGCAATACGGGTTCTGTTACGGTCAGATACATCTAACATATCAGCGTTCAGGAGTCGTTTGAACTCTTGGAAGTTCTCCGCATATTCAGCAAAAGATTTCACGTCAGCATCGAAGTCGCCGGTTGCTTTAGGTGCGTCATTGATTCGCTGTTCACGTCTGCTAGTCTCATTACGTTCAGCCTGTACACGTTTCTGTTCTTGCTCACGTGCCATTTTTGATTCTTCAGGTTCAGCTTTTCGTTGAGCACTGTTTATTTTATTCTTTAAAAATGTACGGGATTCAAATTCATCAACTTCAGTTATTTTATTAGTTTTATTGTTAACACGGTATGCAGCCCCATCGCCCATTAGATACGTTGTTCTGATGCGGTTGTGGAAACCTAACACCGGTGATTTACTGGTTTCTTCTTTGATAGCATCAATATGTGGGAATGTTTCTTGATCAAACGTTGTAAACAGTGGTGTACCTGCTTTAGCTTTGACTGCTGCGACCGCTAATTGCTGATTGCTCATATCAACTAAATCGGTGTTATCAAGTAGCGGTTGAGCAAACTGTTGTTTCGGTTCACGGTAAAATGTTTCGCTGATCTCAAAGTCTTTGTTTTTACCTTTGTTCTCAATGAACCCTAAATTTTTATAGAATGATTTTAAACGTGGTACTGAGCCACCAAAGTCTTTACTTGGTGTGAGTGCAACAGTCTTACCATTCTGGTCAGCCCAATCGATGACACGTTGCATGACCTGTGAACCAGTACCCTGACCACGTTGGTCTTCAGGTATTATAATTTTGTTCAACGTCACAGTGCTACCTTTACCAGAAAGTGACATTTTCAAACCTTCAAACTCTTCAGTTAATGATGATTGAACATCACGAGCAGTTAACCCTTCCTGAGTCAACACTTGCTCACCTTCGAGTCGTGCAAGCTCACCGGTCTGTGGTCCTTCGATAGTCAGACCTGCTGACTCATAGACATCTAGGACAGTGCGACCTGTACGACGTGCTTGTGCAGTGGCCCATGCAGGTACAATCTGTGCCATTGTTGAAGCGTTAGCAGGACTGACCACCCCGGTGTCAACCAGTTGATCACGAACCTGTGTGTAAATCTCTTGTGCTTCAACGTACTCTGATGCGTTCTCGTTCGCTTCATCCAGCAACGACTTCACATAGTTCTGAGTCTCAACCTTGTGCTGTTCCTGACGGAATGGTGAAACGGTTTCCTCACTCATCGTCATGTGGTCACGCAACTGTGTGAATGCTTCAGTACCGGCAACATCACCCATGAAATCTTCTACAGGGATTGCAACATCAGCACCGGTTGCACGCGACTCACGTACAGCGTTATCTAATACCTTCAGTGAAGGATCAGCATCAATCTGTTCTTGTGTTTTACCTTGTAGGTACAATGATGTTTGCACACCGTCAATGAATACGTTTGTATTGTTCTCACCATCAGCTTCACGCACGAACTGCTTAAATGATTCAACATCACGCTCACGAAGTTTAGACTTAACTGAGTCAGAACTCAGCTTGTCAATATTTGATTGCTCAACACTTGCTTGTGTTTCTGCTTGTTGTTCAGTCTGTGTTAACTTTTCCACAGTTTTATTCACAGCAGTTGCAGCAGTTATCTGTGAACCACCAGCAACAACGGTGGCGATTGCAGTCACGGCTTGACGACGCAACTGGATTTCAATTATCTCTTGTGCACCGGTTGCATTTTCAAGTTCTTTATCTAAACCGAACCCGTAAGAGTTAATTGTCTGTAATGCAGTAGCAAGTTGCTCAGTACCCATCTCCTGCACGACAAACTTCAATGCACTCTTTGTAAGACCTTTACTTTCACCGGTGACAATTTTCTCTAATGTACCGAGTGGTAACAGTTCAGTACCAACTTCAATTGTAGCATCAATACCAGCGTACCAGCGTGCTTCTTCAACACTCAACCCTTCAGCACGACCTTCACCGTATGAACCTGAGAATGTTTGTGCACCGATAGTTACTAACAATGGTGCAGCACGACCACCTGATAAAAGTGTTAAACCTAAACCTGGGGCCATGTTTGCAATTGACTCGACACCTGCACGCACACCTTCTTGAACAATGTTCATGTCTTCAGGTGTTAAGTTTTGACGTTCTTTTTGTAATGTTTGGATTTCACCAATGAGTCGATCACTTGCTTCAGTTTTAGCTTGCTGAAGTTGTTCATCAGTTTCAATACCGAAGTTAGCAGCCATTTCACGTGATAGACGTTGCGCTTCAAACTCCATACCCATCGGCATAGCACCAGCAGGTATCAGGTCATCAATGCGACTTGACGTTGCTTCATTACCGGATAAAAGTAAACCACGACCTTGAATACCGAAACCGATTTCTATTGCACCACCTAAACCGTCGAATGTTTTTTCAATACCTTCAAGTAGATTACTGGTGACATCTTCTTGTGCAATGACTGCATTGTTCACATCAGCAGTTAAGAATTTAGAAGTTTTCGGTGCACGAGTAGTCATACCATCAAGGTTGATCTGGTCTAACTTCAGCTTATGCTCTACTTGTTCAGGGTTTGATTTTACAGCGAACTCAGGTACACCAGACGCTTGACTCAGCTTAACTGTCTGTGCGTGTTGGTCAGGGTTGACTTTCACCGCTTCAGTCATGTTAGCGTTAAGCTGTGTCTGTTCAGATTCGTTTATACCGAAGCTACCAAGGTCAATGTTCTCTAAGTTCAAATCTGCCATTATTTTGTCGCCTGTCGTTGAGCTTTCAGAAGGTTGTCAGCAGTTACCGGTATTCCTTTATCACGTAAGAACTGACTCAATACTCTTACATTAGCAGGTGGTATGTCCGTGACATTTTGATCCACATTTGGGTATAAGAAACTTACACCGAATGCACTACGCTCAATAGTAACCTCTCTTGTTAGATCTGACAACACATCGGTAAATTCCTGTGATGTCAATGACCCATCTTTTTGCTGCTCACGATACTTCACTTCACTGTCAAGCAGATCATAGAATGAGTCAGCTTGAGTACGTTTGTCACCGTTCCACTTGTTCTTTTTACCCAGTATCTGCTCAACTGCAGCCGTGGTCTGTGCGCTACGTGTACGACCTACCTGGTGATCAATCTTATCTGATGCTGAACCTGTACCTTTCGCACTCTTCACCGCACTGATTAACTTGTTACGTTCAGCAGGTGCTAACTTATCTAAATGGTCAGCAGGGTTAACTTTAGCAAGGTCAGCTTTAGGTAATGTCATCAGGTCAGAATAAACATTCCAATCGGTTACCACCGGTTTACCTGACTCAAGACTTTTCTTCTGTTTAGCACTCAGACGTTCCCAACCTTCAGGGTCTTCTGCTTGGAATGTTTCAGCACTCCCACCATCATAAATATGTGATTCAGCAACTTCAAATGATGCAGATTGTGCTTCACTCTCACCCTGCTTCTTCAGGTTGAACTGACGCATTGCTTCAGTCATTGTCTTGTTACGAAGTTCAGGATCTTTAATGTTGTTTACTTCAGTACGAATTTCTTCACGACTATCATACTCATTGACCAGTTTTACACCGGTGGCAATTGCAGTCTGTGAATCGGATTGGATTTTTTCAGCTTTAGTTTTAGCAGCAATCTCTTTTTCAAGTTTGATTTTATCAGGACCTTCTAAGCGACCACTGTATTTATCAAACAATGCTTGACCATCTGCTGCACTGTTGCTGGTGGCTGTTGAGATAGCTGTCTTATTGAATGATGAGTCATAAGTCTGCAACCGTTCATTAGTTGCTTCAGGACCAATGCCTTCGAGTTCAGCAGAATCAAGTACAGCCTGACGACCTAACGCATTTTGCACCGCTAACTGGTCCGGTTGATTCCAATACAATGAAGCATTCTCAACAGTGTTCTCAACTTGTGATCTGATTGTGGCAACTTCCCACGCTTGCAGACCTTTAGCTGAGTGACGCGCAATATCAGCCTGACTACGTGTGATATGAACATCTGCTGACTTGTCAAACATAGCACGAGAATTAGTGTTCAGGTTCTCACCGTATTTCTTCTTCAGTTTAGCAAGTGCTTCGTTTGTTGCACCTGCAGCATCGAATGCGTTTTTACCCTGAGTATTGAAGTAACCCTTTTCAGGTTCAAAGAATAGATTGTTTTTATCGCGCTCAAACTGCACCAGTGCTTCTTCAGCTGACGTAGTGTCAAAGCGTTGTACCATCTTTGCACCTTCAGTGGCTACTGATGCAAGACCTTGTGCAACTTTTTGATTAGCTTGAAACTGCGCGTTACCTGCTGAAGCATTAGCACGTGGTTGTCTAGCTATTTGAGTTTGAACCTTCGGATCACCGTACTGTGCTACTTTAGGCATTATGCGACTCCTAAATTGTAATCGATAGTTGGTGAGCCGGCTAACGGTTGAGATGCTGCACTGCTACTGGTGAACCATTTATCTGCTACACCTGAACCTGCTACACCTGCAGCACCTTGAAGAAGTGAACCTACTGCACCAGCTTTACCTGCTGACTCTGCTGCAGCACCTTGGTTACTGATCAATTCAGACTCACCCATCAATGAAGAAACCTGATAGTCATAGTTGCTACGAATACGAAGTGCATCAGCTTCACCGAGTGCTTGTGTATCTTCTTGAAGTTGTAACGCTGATCCTGATGACAGGTCAATGTTTGCAGCACCGAGTTGTGCACGCTGTTTAGAAAGCAGTTCAGCAGTCTTACGACGTTGAGTATTCTCAGCTTCAACACTTTGATTCTGTACTTCTTGCGCTTCATTCTCAGACACAGCAGCATTGTAGTCAGCAACACCTTTCTGATACTTACCTTGTTGCACTGATTGCTGTGCACTGAATGCTGCAGATACAACTGCTGTTGCTGCCATTATAGTTGTCGGTTCGCACATTAGCGTGACCCCTCTAAGTAAAATCGGTGGAACAGTTCACCATCAGGGCCGTGGGGTATTGGTTCATCAATTGTGAACCCCAACCACTTCAACCACTGAACACTGCTTTTATTTTTGCCATGCACCATGTTACACAAACGGGGACAAATAGTCAGCATTTCATCTATAACAGGTTTAGTCTGACGAAAGAATTCTTTCTTGTGATTCATTGCCCTATTAGCACCAAGCATCCACACCACACCGCTACCTGATAGAATGTCACGCTTGACCAGGCCAATCATCACCAATGGCTCACCGTTGTCATTTATCGCCACGGTTGAGAAGTCTGACAACCCCCAACCTATCATCATAGACTCTAATGGTGTGTGATGGTTTGAAGCCCACACTTCATCAGCGTCAGCTTGTCGCATATCTGCTGCAATGGATTCAACCATCTCAACTGTGGGTCTTACAAACTTAATCATTAGTTACCGCCTACATCGATTTGAGGGATTATTGATAGTATAGACATAGGTAACGGTGCACGCTGTTCAATGCGAACTCCACCACCTTTAGCCCATTGTGGTTGTATAAATACATCTTGCTTATAAGTCTTCAATGCAATCGGGTCATAGTTGTCACTGTCAAAACGTGGCTTGATCTCACTCATTTGTGGTATTGAACCATTATCTTGACGTGGACCAATCCAACCACCACGTGAACCGTCAACTTCAACGGTAACCTTTGACACCGATATTGATTGCGCTTTCAATGTCTGATTAGGTGATGGTGTGTCAATATCCAGTGTTTCAATCACCGGTAAATAACTCAGACCCACATGAACCTTTGAAGCATCACGTGTCAGTGTAATCTGTCCACCAGTTACTACTTGATCCGGTACAGTGTAACCATCAGTTAAAATACTAACAGTCTCACCTTCAAGATGGTCAAGACCACTGATCACGGTTGCAGGTGCACCATCATACGTTAAACCTGAATCAAGGTAGAAACAGTCTTCAGCAACTTTTGACTCTCGTGGTTCAAGTCTCTCAACATAGCGAACTGTTGAACCGTTGACTGTACGCTTCACAATAGCATACACAGCATCACGGCTACCTTCAGTGACCGATGCAACGTATTCAAATTCACCCTGTGTAGAATGCTTATGCCAACCCCACACCTGGTGTTCACGTTGATACGTTAAACCTAACAGCATACCATCATCACGAACACACCACACAATGCTGTACGGTTCATCTGCGTAGGCCATAGATATAATACTGTGGTCCTCAAATAGATGTTCAGACATCAGTGATAAATCGTTACCGGTATACTTGTCACTACTGAACTCGTAACCAAGATCACGAAGTCGTGTACCTTTGTCTTGAATGTATAACGCTGTACTGTTGATAACAATCGGTGGAATGATTGAACACCCGTTGTATGACTGAATACGCACACCAATTGTTGACGGTGTTAATACTCCACTGTCACCTTCGGTTGTCTTCCACTCAGCACCCGATGTTAAAATCAACAGCGTATCAAGTGGTAACAAGTGGCGTATCTCATTCACTTGTCGTGCTGCAATGGTAAACGTCACAGCATCATCATCACGTGCAGGATTAGATACTCGCAATGAATCAAAGTTGTTTGTTTGTGTGGTGAACGTTGTTTGTGGCTCATTGAACGTATTAGCAAACACTTGACGCTGTTGGTAGTACGTTACAGCAGATGGTTTGTTACCTTCACCATTAAACGGTTGACGGTCACTTGGTGGTGCATCACTGGTGATAGGTGCAATATTGTAGTCATCGAATGAATTATTGTTCGAGTCACCGATCCAACCGTAGATACCTGTACCCACTGAAGGGTCCTTGTAAACACGATAATACTCAGCTTCAGGCACACTATCCCATGTTAAGCGTACACCGGCTGTTGTTGCCAGTGAACCCGTTGTGATACTTACTTCAGCAGATGCAATGGATTCAGAACCTTCACCGTCAACAGCAGTCACAACGTAAGCGTAAGTCTTTTCAAAGTCACCGAAACCTTCACCGATTGTTGTTGCACCATTCTGACGACTTGCTACACCACCTGATGTGTAAGGTGTATGTGATGTCGCGTCTTCACCGTTAAGTTCAAACGTGTCAACAGTCAATGCTGTGATGGTAAATGATCGACCGTTAAGCTCAGTCATACCAACAACATCGTTAATTGAAATAAGGTTACCGGTTGCGAACCCATGAGCTACAGCAGTGACTACAGCAGGGTTTGTCGCAGTAACACCTGTGATGGTTTTATTAATCACACCACTGCTGAATGTTGGACTATCAACCGTTGGTGCATAGTTGATAACAGTCAATGACCAATCATCATCAGCCATACGGTTAAGGTTACTAGGATCGTGGTCAGGGTGAACAATAGTCATCACGTCAGCATTCTGTGTGAAGCCTAACGTTGGTAACTGTGCTTCAGTGTAAGGTGTAGCAAGTTCAAAGATGTTAGCACCGTCTAATACGAAACCACCATCTTTGATCACGCGCACTTTGAGATGTTCAAACACTAACATGTAAGTCTGCTCAGTGTTGAAGCTGAATGGGATTAAACGACCAACACGGTCAGAATTATCTAGCTCACCGACGAACTTGAAGCCAGGGCGCGAGTAAACACCACCTTGTGAACGTACTAAGAAGTTTTCACAAAGATGTAAACCCGTAGCATACTTGGTGAGGTCAGCACGAGATTGTAATGCAGGTGCAATTTCACCGGATGTAAAACTGCGTTGTGTGATTTGAGGCATTACTTATCTCCTGACGTTAATGTAATCACTCTCACTAGGTATGAAGTATTGGTCATTCATATCAGTAGCCATAGCGGATGAAAGGTAATTACGGTACAACTGCAATGAGTCATTACGCAATGCCCGACCCAGTTCAGCACCGACAATCGGTATTGCTACTTCAGATGAAATCAGATGAGACAATGCCATGATAAAGTCATCACTGAATAGATTAGGATCTTCAACCTTAGCAGCAAAGTCGATGCGTAAGTCTGGTTGATTTGAACCTATGATTTTGTTGTCATCGAAGTTGAATACTTCATAAGGTATTTGTTTGCGTAGGTCACCCTGTGGGATGATACGACTATCGAGCGCACGAGACACTACATCAGATTGACCGACAAGTAATTCTTCATACGAACCAACCAGACGTTGAATCTTCAAACAATCAACAGGGTATGAATAAGCATAACCCCAGTTGAAGATTTCAGTGGTGACTGGTGCTAATGCTCTGAGTTTGTGGTTAAACTGCCACGGTATTTCACGCAGACATCGATCACGAAGGATTGAGTATTTCAGCTTACACAACTGTGCTTGCAGACTACCTTCATCTAGTGAATTGATACTACCTGCACGAATGTTACTTAATGCCAGGTTACATATTTCAACAACAGAAGCCATGTGGTCACCTCGTTATGATTTAGGACCATAAAGCTGTTCAGCTCGATCACCCGTTTCACGTTGTACTTTGATGGTAGTCATCTGAAGACCGATTGTTTTATCAGACATCTCAGTGGTGCTGTATTCTGATTTACGTTCTACAAATGCGTACCCACGAACTTCAACGATGTCACCAACAGCTAGGTTATCAATACCTAACTCTTTAATCATTTCATCATCGAAACTTAAACTTGTGCCATACGGGTAATGCTCACCATCGGAACAGCAAACCATACCGTCAGACTCGTGTGATTGTTTCTTAATCTTTACTTGATCATCAGGCATGGTTCACCTCTAAAGTGTTTCAACTGCGCTTGACTGACCCGTTTCACCTTCACCCATGAATGATGCGTCAGCAACATCTTTCTGGTCCTGCTCTGCTTTCTTGGCTGCAGCGTTAGCAGCTTTAGTTTCAGCAGCTTTACGAGCTTTCGCTTGTGCAGCAGTCTCAGCTTTGTCGATTGGCTTTAACCACGACGGTACTTGTTCAACCTTGTTCTTTAATGGAAAAGGTTTATCAGTGTGTAGCACTGGACGTTTACCGGTTGGATCGTATAAGCGACCACCGAAGAAACCTGGTTTTAATACTTTATAGCTAGGCATGTTAGTTCTCCAAATTACGAATTGAGGGCCGAAGCCCCCGACTCAATTGCGATTATGCACCGGTGATATTAGTCTGGTTACCCATTGTAATACCGGTGGTGAACTTACCTGTTGACGGTGCAGTACCTACAACAGTATAGCGTACACCTAGGTAACGCTCAGTAAGTTGTGTAGGTAACACTTGGATCACAGACTGTTTACCAGCTTTCAGATCAGCAAGTAAGATTGTTTCACTGAGAACAGCAGTACCTAGTGCAGTAGTTGCACCAGTTTCAATCGTAACTTGAACAGATGTAGCATTGTCAAAGTCTTCAGTAACCTGTGCTAAAAAGCATACTTTGTTACCTTTACCGATGTCTTGGTTCAACGGTGCAACAGCACCATAAGGTGTACCAGGTACACCAAGGTCGATAACGTTAGTTGATACAGCAGTTGCTGTGATCGCTTGGTCATCTGAGAACAATTGTTGTGCAGAAAAAATCATGATGATTCTCCTAAATTAAGTTAAAGAAACGTGCGGTATTAAACCACACGAGCTTCAGTGTTAAGAAGTGCATCACTTTCACGAATAGGGATACCACGGTAAGTCATTACTTCTTTACCTTCGATCTCCATCGGTTTTAAGCGCGTAAAGTTATCAGATGCACCCGCGTTAGTAGCTAAGGCATCAAGTGCTTCAAGTACATCACGGTTACAGTAGATTGCCATTTTACCACCGGCAACACGACGACTTTGTAATTTGTAGTACGCTTTACGCATGAAGTCGTAAAGTTTAACAGTACCAGCAGCCATGTCGCTAACGTCGATGTTTGCAACACGTGCAACATAACGCCAATCTTTCACAGCCATACCAACATGCCATGTGAATTTTTCTTCTTTCGCGTAGTACGGGTTACCACTTGGATCCGTAACACGTTGCTCACCCATGTCTTCACGCTGAACACCAGCTTGAGTACCTTTAGGGTAAAGAAGATTACACTGGTTATCACCCCAGGTAACAAACCACACTGACGTATTGTCAGAACCAGTACCACCAGCATCGATGATTTGACCACCGTTAGCAGCAGACTTGTCATTGAAACGTGGTGCAAGGCCCATGAATTCTTCAGGGTCTGAAGCAGTATCACCGTAGAAGATTTTACTTGCTACTTCTTGTGACATTGCTTCAAGGTATGCCTGAGCTTCAGACAGACGTACAGCACCTTCATTTGTAGATAGTTCAAGTAAACGTTTATCGATGGTACTTAAACCTTCAACGAAACCTGTTGTATCTTCAACCTGAGCAGTACGACCTTTGCTGTTTGGCACGCCTTGGTATAAACGACCCCATGTAACAGAAGGTAGACCAGTACGAACTGTGTGTAAGTGGGTAGTACCCTTGTTACACTCAATCGCAATTGCATCTTCTAAGATTGGGTTCATTTCCATCAGCATTTCGATAATAGGGTTAAATTGACCCTGACCGTCTTGCATCTTGTAAATATCGATTAAGTCGATAAAGCTATTTCCTAAAGTAGCCATGTTTCACCTCTTGAGTTAGTTAGGCAGTTTTGTCATTCGGATAAAGAAGAGACACACGATCTTGTGCTTTCGATGTTGGTACAGTCGTGCCACCAGGTACATCTTCAGCAGTTAACTTCCCTACGTTGACCATAAACCGGATAACTTCAGGGTGGTTACCCACACCGTGTTCTTCCAGCAGTTGCTTCAATTCTGGCGTTCCAAATTTATCAATAGCAGATCGTGCGATACCGATGTTTTCTTCAAACTTATCACCACCGAACTCTTTGTCATTTTTAGATTTTTCTTGCCAGTCATTCATCAACTGATCGAAAGCATCGACTTGACTCTGCGAACTCGCCTGGACTTGTTTAGCTTGGAAATCAACGAGCTTCTGCGCCTGGTCCTGAGTAAGCCCCAACTCTTTAAAGAGTGGTGCTGCATCATTCAAAAGTGCGCTATCAACTGTGACCCCTTCAGGCATCGCAAAGTCGGCATAAGTGTCGGGTATTGTCTGGCTACCTTCACTATCAGTTTCCCCAGCAGCATCATTGCTACCAGTATCATCAGCAGGGTTACCTGCATCAGAATTATCTACAGCAGCCGGTGCAGTATTATCACCGGTGTCTGTGTTGTCTGTTTCGGCTTGTACACCCGTGGTAGCTGCGCCACCTCCTGCATCTTCACCTGCATCTGCATTACGGTATACATTGAATAACCAATTTTTGTTAATAATCATGTCGTCACCTATTTTCTTTTAGCATTTTGTAATAATCGTCAGTTGCAGCTTCACGTAACTCTTCATCAAGCCATAGTCCATGACTTCTTAAACCTGCGTTGAAACTGTGCTGACTTGCTTCGTTACTGTATATACTCTCAAAAGTACAGCAGTTTTGCAAACACCGCCACATTAAAGCACGACCAGTCTCAAGTTTCATTATATTACGGATTGTTAATAGTTCCAACTCACGAGCGTTTTGTTGCTTTTTAGCACCTTCATTCTCTTCATCATCAAACATTATGCTAACCCTGCGTTACGCATCACAGTACCCAGTGCGTTATCTCCACCGGTATCAGTCTCGGATGCAGTCTTGGCAATGTCAGCACCTTGTTGTGCATTCACCATTGCTTGTTGCTGTGCTGCTGCTTGTGCGTCGGCTTGCATCATTGCAGCAACTTCATCATCACTACGAACCAATGCAGGATCAACACCAAGTGATTCAGCGTACTCATCGATACCTTGATTGATGTTAACTTTATGACGTGCTTCAGGCCATAGTTGTGAAGCCTGACCAACGAACCCTACTAAGCGATCAACCGCACCGGTTGCAACTAGACGTTGTGCTTGTGCTAATACTGACACATATTCAACATTTAGCTCACGGTTCTGTAATTCTGGTGGTGGTGGTGGTAGCACACCATTCTGTTGAAGAATGTTGAACGTTCTGTCAATCAATGGGTCAAGTAGTTCAGTGTGAAGACGTTCAAGTACAGGACCTAACATCAGCAACTTCTCTTCATGCTTCTCTGCAACTTCACGTGCTGTGATCTGACGACGATCTGTGTTTGCCAACATCAAGAATAAATCTTCATAGAAACCACGTTTAACACGGTCCTCTACATTCAGTATCTCATTGTTAAGCGCACCAAGGTCAGGTCTGAAGTCGTATATGCTTCGTAACCCTTCACTGCTTTGCTCATGCCACACGATGTCATTAGGTCCAACAGTGTTACCGTTCAGCTTGTTCTTCAGTGATGAAGGACCTTGCAACGGTGGGTTAACCATCTTATCGATTGCTTGATACTTACGACGTTCAGCAAGCTGTAATGCTTTAGTGTCACCAAGTGCAGTAATACCAGGGCAATCAGTCGCATAAATGTCTTCAGCAGTTACATCCCAACGTGGTGTCAATACAGGGAAATCATCAAACCCTGATTCACGTAAAAACTTTGACTGACCTTCTTTTGTTCCAGCACTCTTCTCATAGTAAACACTTCGATATGCTTTGTTACGTGCTAATGGACTGATGTTGTCACGGTCATCATTAGGCTCAACAGCATGAACAATCTTGATCCACGCTTCAGTGTTGCCTTTCTCCCACAGTTGCTTCACCGAGTCGCTGACGTTATCAATACCAAACTGTTTAATACATTGAGCAACACTGATCTCATATTCACGATAGAAGGTGTCACTGATGTTCTGAGCATTCAGACCAATCATGTAACTACCAACTGTGTAAGGTTTACACCAGATTACATTCTCGAAGTCGTGATACACACCCATTGCTGCAGTACCAAACACACCAAGTTCAGCATATAGCTGGTGGAGTGAGTTATACACATTTGAGTGTGAGAATACTTTGTACATGATTTGTTGTACTTCATGCAGCCATGTTTTCACTGCTTGAATATCATCAAGGCTACTTTCACCAGTACCTAGTCTGAACCAAGGTCTAGCCGGTGACGTGATACCTGACATCATTCCTGATGCAAGTGTACGTGCTGACATGCGTGACGTGTTGTTAATTTGTTTCGTGTTGCGCTTGTAACCCTTGTTACGGTCCGATGTGAGGAATCGACCACGATGTGCAAGGTGATAGTCTGACAGTTCACGCCACAACGGTATGAATGATGAACGCTCTGATCGCAGTGCTTCAAGTCGCTTATTAAATTGTATGATTGTTGGCATTATCAGTCCTTATCTACACTATTGCGCTTATAGGGAATTCAGCCCAGTTGTACGCGAGTTTAATTCTGTTCGACCCATTGTCAAGATTGGTAACTTTAGCAATGAAGAATGAGTCAGGTGAGTAGATACGTGAACCTGTTTCTGCTGATATGTCACCACTCGTATTGTTACCTGTGCCACTCTGAGTCACGAAGTCAACTTCTCTCACTGTACCTTCAGTTGTAGGTGGTGCAATAACACTGACAATCATCAACCCTGTATCACTCTCAAAGTTACGGTTCTCATTGAAAGATGGTAACGGTGTACCTGGTGTAAACCCTGTTGAGTCCCACAGTATTTCAATCTCAGCAGCAGCATCACGTGACTTGAATCGACGTTCTTGCAGTGTCACCAAGTAACCTGAAGCTAGTGGTGGCATCTGGTAAAGTATGTATTTAGTCTCGTTACCTGCATAAACTTCATCATAATCAATTACGAATCGTTTACCGACTGCTGAGAAATATTCACCTTGTGACATTGATGATGTTCTGACTCGTGCACCAGGTAATGCTGTCGTTACTACTGAACCGAAGTTAGTGACAGTTAACGCTGAACACTCTGTCATTGCCAACACCCATACATCGGTTTCAGTGTACGGGATGCTTAAAGGTTCATTGTTTCCACCGAGTTCATGAAACGTTATATTTGATTTAGCGGGTTTGATGTCGCTGAAAACAACGCGAACAGTGTCACGGTGTGATTGCAGAAGCAAGTACACTCCTGAGTCAGCTACCTTCACATACTGAGTAACATCGAGGTTTGCACGACTCGTTGACATGATTACTGTCCTAGCAACGTTTTAGTTGCAGTTGAACCACTTTCAGTTACACCACGTGAACCTGTAAGAATAGTGCTACTGCCTTGACCACTAGCTGCAGCACGACGACGCTTGTCACGGTCTGCTTGTGTTTCACTTGAACCATCTGCGGTTGTAGGTGCTTGCGCTGCTTCTGGTACTGCTGCCGGTGCAGCCGGTGCTGATGAGCCTCCACACATGATAAATCTCCTGTTGACATTTGCAATTAATCAGATAATAGCATATGACGTGTTAAAGTCTACATGTAGTCATCTGAGTCCATACTGCTTAACGGGTTATAGTCACCACGTTCTTTGTTACGAACATAAGGGTTGTGGTCTAAGTGTCCACGTGGTACTTCACGTTTTGGTACTGGTTCTGCGAATGTTAAGTATAGCGCATCGGCCCAGTCAGGTGATACACCCAGTCGCTTCTTCATGTCCTTCTTACGTTCAAGCACCAGTTGATCTTTATCATTGTGACCGAACTCACGTGATGTCAGTTCAACCTCAAGCTGTGGATCGTTAACGATAGCACCACCATCAAGTAACCACTGACGACAACGTGAACCCATCTCAGCAGTACGCATCTTAAAGTGTTTAGCATCAGCAGCATTATCACCGAAACCAACATCAATGACATGGTAACCGAGTTGACGCATTCTATCTGCAACAGGACCACCCATTGACCCCTTATCCATGAAGCTAACATCAGGTTTATGTCTATCAAGTATCATGGTTAACAGTGACACAACCTTCATTGAATCACGTGACTTCTCACCTGGTATCTTGTAAGTCTTCTCTGACTTGGCATCTTTACCACGACGAAACACAATCATACAGTTATCATCACCACCACGTGCCATATCGATACCACAGATTAACGGGTCATCACCAAGGTAAGCACCTGAACCACGACGCATTGCATCATAGACAACATCAGATGGTATGAACTGCATGTCACCACCTTTCGGAAACATGCCGCGTACACGTACTCTTGCTCTGTCACTATCCTCACCGAAATCTTCGATGATGCGGTCAAGGTATTTTTTGTTAGCAATCTTAGTAGTACGACTATCAATCTGTTTGGTTATCCACCGGTGACTGTTCTTTCTGAAGCACTCGAAGAAAGAACCTGAATTCCTAGTGGGGTTACCGAAACAAAAGTGCATAGGTTCACCATCGGTTAGACCACCACTGGCTACTTCCCATATCTTTTCTGGTATAGCGGATGCTTCATCGAATATATAATAGGGGGTTGAAGATGCAGCATGTAACCCTGCAAAGGCCTCAGAATTTTCTTCACGACATGTAATAGCATCTAAACGCCACTTGTCCGAATATGCACGATGGTGAACACTCATCGCATTAACTACGAACCAATGACCTGTTATTGATAAGCTATTCCACTTACTGATCTCAGCCATTGTAACTGTACGAACCTGATCACCGGTGTTAGCTGTTAACCTGCCACGACTGAACGGTCTGGTGGACATGATCCAGTTCACCACCCATGCAGTGAAGCAGCTTTTCCCGATACCATGACCTGATGCTACTGCCATTTGAATAGGGTCAACAGCATTGAATCCGTCAAACTTTCGTTCTTTAACTGCGTTACCAATGTCTATAAGTGTTTCACGCTGCCAAGCGTCAGGCCCGTCGAAACCTTCGAGAAGTGTACCAGGTTCACCCCATTGGTACGCGAACAATACAAAACCAAGTGGGTCCGAGTAATACTTACTTACTTCTTCTGCAAGCTGGATGTCAATGTCACTCATAGTGGTCTAACACTCCCGTGGTTCTTGTGAAAGTCATATCGATTCTCTGCTGACTTACGAGCGCAAGCAGCTTCAAAGATGTGGTCGTGGTATTTCAGTGAAACTCTTTTACCGTTAATCATTATGTAAGCAAACCATTTACCGAAAGGTTTGAACCACGAAACGCCTGATATACCCGATGTGTTGTTAGAACTCAATCGTTGATTCTTACCGTTCTCTGCGTTATCGACATCACGAAGATTAAACCATCTGTTGTCTGTACCGTTTCCGTTCTCATGGTCAACTTGGTCAGGTTCTTCACCGGTCATGTACACCCATATCACACGATGTAGCTGTGTTGTCTTACCGAACAAACCTATTTGTAGGTAACATTTACCATCTTTACCTTTAACGGTGTTACCTGCAATTTTACCTGCAAAGCGACTATTCCACGTTCTAAATGAGCGTTGTGTTTTGAAGAGTTCACGAGGTCGCTTCAACCAGGTAACTGCACCGGTATCAGGGTTGTAATGTATGAGTTGTTTTAATTCATTTTGTGTAAGCATTAACTATCGTCCATAGTATCGTCATGAAGGTTGAGTGCATCAACTGGTGACGTGCCAGCGTTCATCCGCTAAGACTAGATGCACTCTTAATTAGGTGCTTGCCACTGATGAACAATTACAGGGTGACGTGCTGATCAGGTCCATTTCGTCAGTGGCAAGCTAGACCTAAAGAATAGCATTAGAAGAACGTCACGTCATCTTGTTCTTCATTGGTCTGGTTTAACCGCTTACGTGCAGCCACCAACCTATCCATTACATCAGCATCAGTGCTTACTTTAATCTTATCAGCAGCAAACGCATCCACACGTTTATGTTTACCCACCATGTTAAGTGCGGTGTTACTTGCTGTGATGTTACCTTGCTGACGTGCGATACGGTGATTGTCCACCATCTCATACAGTAACCAGTCAGTATCAATCATGTTTGTTTCAAGGCGTTGCTGGATGATGTATTCAATTGCTTCACTGACTTCTTTCTCAGCAAGTAGCTTGTAACCATGATCAGCAGCGAACCCTGATGCTTCAGCAGCACGACGTGGTGCAAAGTCTTTCACATACTCCACCACGAAGTTCGCTTTCTTCGGTGGTAATTTTAATTCATCTAGTAATGTTATTTTTCTCATAGGAAGCTCACTTCAGGATCATTTAATGCGTCTAAAGCATCATCTACATTACCATGATAACTCAGTATCTGCTTATTGTATTGGTCGTCCACCTTCACCACTGTGAACTTCTTATGTTCATAGGACCATGACACCACATTCAAACCCTTTGCACGACTCTTCGGTGCACGCATACAACGTGAACCTCGTTTGTTTCGTGTTGGTGTCAAACAGATGTTGTCAATACTGAATCGTGTTTCACCTGGTTTGATTGTCATGATGCGACGATTACAGTTGCTAGTCTGGTGTTCCCATATCACAGGTAACGCTCTGTGAAGCTCACCACCGAGTTTTAATTCATAGTCGTAACCCTTGCGACAATTACCTGCTACCTGTCCTTGCTGTGCACCACGTTTCATTGATGAAGGTAATTTGTCCCATTGGTTACGGTCATCAGTCCATCGTAGTTTACCGAGTGCGTGATCATAATCAAAAAACTCTGTTAAATAGTTCAACACTTCGTATGGTTCCAGGTCTTCAATCCACCATGTCATATTGCGTTCCTCACCGTTAATTTAAACCATGACGCATTTTACATAGACTGATGAAATTTAGCAAGGGTCTATATTGTGTATGTCTTCGTTTTCTATCCTATCAATTTCTAAAAATCTGTCATTCGTCATAGGAGTATATACTATTTCTATTCAGCCTTTAAAATCAGTAACTTATCGAAAATAAATCCATGACACATTTTTTTGGATTCGTCATGGAATGCGTCAATGCGTCATAGGAGTATATATAGAGCAATTAAACCCTGTAGAATCAGTAACTTACGTTAATGTGATAGTATAGACTGTTGACGGTTTTGTTCAATAATCCACCAGACTAACGCTGTGAGAGTCATGTTCTCAGCATCATTTAACACGATTTCCTTAATATATACTCCTGTGACAGATTCCATGACGCATCCATTCGTCACCTTTCAGATACAAAGAAGCCACCGCGAAGGTGGCCTTTAACGACTTGATACTGTGTTGCTCAGATTTGTTTTAACTCTTTCCCTGTATCACACAGTTCACGCATCTCTTCAATATCTGAATACTCATACAACACGTCACCGTGTAGAATGCCTGACAATCTGTGTAACCTCACTTCAAGCTCACGTACCTTATCATGACTATTTATTGCTTCAGCTATTAACTGCATGTTTACGCTTTCATCAGGAGCAACAGGTCACCCACTGCATCCACTATCTCTTCACCATTGTGAATTGTCTTCACTGGTAGCATTATTTGTGACTTCATATCCATAAATTCCATACTCCTTTAATAAGCACACAACGTTTAACTTGTTTTACCTGGTGAACTTCAAACGCTTCACGCATTGCATCACCTAAACTCTTTGACTTGATAATCATGCTTCTTCTCCATCTAGTAACTGTGTACCTGCTTCACTGATCTTGTAGCCGTAGTCTGACCATTCGGTAGATCAATCCTTTCTCTAACAATGAAGCGAGTGAATGTGTGTTCAAGTTCTGCCCGTGAGTCTCGACACCCTTCAACGTTTCCAGTTCATTCTGAGTTATCATGTAACCACGGTCTACGTCTTGATACTCACCTTCATCATTAGTAACACATGCAAGCAGATGACCACTGGCCTTAGCCACTTCAGTATAAGTAGCACCGACTGTTAACCCTTCAACCCATTTAATACAGATCATAATCTCTCACTCCATTGTTGTGTGCATAGTGCAGGTGTTGGAAAGCTGCGACCCATCTTCATTGATAAAGTGTTACCCTGGGTCACGTGTGCTGCGACTCCTGCTGCACTTAGATTGATGTAACATAAGTCTGCTGTCATGTGACTCAGCTCGACACAGTGAGCATACAGGTCAACATTTAACTCAGTTGCACGATGATGTGCAGCAATGACCATCCCACCGCCACCAGCAGCCGGCTCACTTAACGACACGTAGCCTTTATCATTCACCGAGTCAGCAGATAGTGTCAGTTCAGCATTTAATCTGCACAATGAGTACGGTGTAAAGAATTGGCCCAACTCTTTACGACCCATGCTAAGTTCCATCAGTGTTTCACCAAGGAAGTCACCAGGTTGCAGTTCATGCGCCATTGATACCATAGCCAACATCTGAGCAAGTTGTGACTGTTCATCACTGTTGTACTTCTTGATGGTCTTCAGGTAGATGTCTTCAGCATCTTGCGAGTAGAACGGTGTTAACTGGTTCACAATGGTGATGCGCCCCAGTTCAGCAAAGTCTCTGATCACGTCGTGCAAGCTGCGAACATGTGACAGGTCTTCACACCGTTTGATGAATGCTTTCTTGACCGCGTCGTATGACGACAGATCTTCTTGTTTCTTTTTAGCCATTGGTTGTCACCTCATTAATAATTTAACTTACCACACGAGTATAGTGTAACAATGTTCCACAGTCAACAGCAGACACAAAAAAGCCCGACTTGTTACAGTCAGGCTATTATCTTGCAGCGGTCCTTGTCGGGTTTGCTGTACTTAGTTTAGACCAGTGCTACCGAAACCGCTATCACCACGTGAAGCGTTGGTCAGTTCGGCAACTTCAATCAACTCACCACCATAGTGAGTAACCACCACCATCTGAGCAATACGGTCACCGGTCTTGACCTCGATAGGTTTGTCACCCATGTTAACCAATAACACTTTAACTTCACCACGGTAGTCTGAATCAACAACGCCAGCCATAACATGTAAACCTTCACGGCACGCTAACCCTGAACGTGGTCGGATAAGACCCACCATACTGTGCGGAATTTCCCATGCGAACCCTGTTTCAATCAGCCCACGTTCACCAGGCATCAAACAGTATGTACCCACAGCAGAACGCAGATCGTAACCAGCAGACCCTTCAGTTTCACGTTTCGGTGCTTCTAACTGGTGTTCACCTATTCGTTTAATCTTCATCATTGTCACTCAACTTGATAGTAATACCTTCAACAAGCACAGGCATAACAAGACCATGCAATTCAACTGCTTCTTTAGCCATTTGATATTCAGCTAAGAATTGAACGGCCCACCCGTCCTTATTTTCCGCAACAAACGATGCAACCAGTTTATGACCGCTTGCTTCAAACTTGTCATCCCACAGTGTTGACATCTCGATGAATGTTTTATCCACCAGCTCTTGATTTATTCCTTCAGACATACGTCACCTCATTTAATTACCGGCATCACATGACACCGGCTTAATAGTATAGTGGAACTTTGTTACACGTTCAACTAGATTTCACATCCACCAGCAGTACAAGCTAAAGTTTGCATAGCTTCAGTGTTGTCATCGACTTCATTTAACTCAGTCCAATCGACTTCAGGCATCGGGTTAGCTTCAACCCATGCAGCATGTTCATCAGCAGTTAGGTCCTGATACGGTGCTTGCACGTAAGTGTGATCGGTGTGAGGTAAGAAGCTGATACCTGAAACTTCATCAAAGTGTTTGTACACCCATGCACCCACTTCGACCCATTCTTCATCACGGACCGTAATAGTCACCGATGGTTTATGTTCACACCATTCACGTTGATACAGTAACCACAGTTCAAGTGCTTCCATTGCTGACACTTGATCACGAGTCACCGATGACTCAGGTGCTTCAATGGCAAACGATACCACAGCAGTGCTGTCAGGGCGCATCTGGTCATCTTCAGTATGGAAACCTTTATCTTTCATGAATTCGTACAGTGGGTCTTTCTTATCCACACGAACAGTACGAATGTAATGGTTGTTATGACGCGCATGAATACCTGAAGCAGTGTTACACAGTTGGCTCACAGTACCAGAAGGTTTGACACACGTGATAGCAGTTGAGACATTCACACCAAGTGCTTCGGCCCACACTTTGTTCACTTCACGCGCATGGTCACGAAGTTGGTTCAATACCCCAGTTAGCACAGATGATCCACCAGCACCGGACATAATTTTGTTATCCATGATACCGGTGAGACTCACACCCAGTAACGATTCTTCAGCAGTGTTCTGTTCCCATGCTTCAGATACGAAGTTGAAGTCAGTCAGTGTTGATTGAAGCGTACCCAGGATAGTTGCAATCTCGACTTTCTCAGTCAGTGATTCAAGTGTGTCATCTTCACGTATGATAACTTCAGACAGGTTACACAGTTGCTTGTCACGTAGAATGATTTCACTGCAAGGGTTGCAACCGTATGACAGGTCAGCAGGACGACGACCCCACTTAGCTGCTTGTTTACCGGCTGCTTCACGGTTGAAGATACCACGTTCACCTGATTTAGACTTGACCAGTGATAACCATTCTTCCATGAAGATTTCAGATGAAGGTTTCTCAGTGTATGCAACTGAGTTATTAGCAAGACCACGTTGAGGGTTATCAGTCCACCATTGACCGGCTTTAGCATCACGCATACGCTGATCAGACAGGTTGCTCAGACTAATAAGCGCACTGCGACGGACACCACCAACCACAACAATCTCACCGATCATGCACATCAGGTCATGCACTTCAATACTGGTGAGTTTACGACCTTTAGCTTTCTGGAACGTATCAACGGTGAAGTCGAATAGTCGCTTCAATGGATCAGGACCAGACGCACGACCACCGAACACCTTCAGACGCTCACCTGCAGCACGCACACGACTGCAATCAACAGAAGGGATGTCACCGTTCCATAGATGACCGAGTAATGCGTGATATGCTTTGGCCCAACCTTTCTTACTATCACCGACAACAATGGTGCTATCAGTCTTTTCAAGTTCATCAGGGATAGCAGGAAGACCGGCTACTTCTTGACGCTCACATGAGAAACCGACACCAGTACCGCACATCAGGATGTACAGTGCTTCAGAGAATGAACGTTTAGTGTTTACCGCTAAGTATGAACAGTTGAACCCTGCTAGGTTCTCACGCTCTAATGCTGGACCTGCTGACATCAAAGCACGCATTGAGGGCATAACCTTCAGATCAGTGATGAATGACTTCACTTTACCATTGAGAACGTTAGTGTGTTCACCGTTGGTCTTCTTGTCGAAGAAATCAATGTAACGTTGTACTGTTTCTTCCCAGGTTTCACGACGACCTAAGTCATCACGCCAGCGAGAGTATCGAGAAATGTGAATGTACTGTTGATATAAATCCATGATTAGTAACCTTGTTTTTCGTAACGTTTTTTGAAAGCAGCAACCGCAACCGGTGCTACATCTTTGATTAATTCAAGCATTGCTTCAGCGTAAACCCTGATCTCATACTGTGCATGAGGATGTAAACGTTCAGCTAAAAATTTGAATAAATTGTTTAAATTCATCGTAGCGAACATGTGACTGTACGTTGACACCGGTAAAATTGAGCGTGCCAGTTCACGAGGGCAACCATCAGCAATCATCTGTTTGTACTTGGTGAAGGTTACTTCATTGTTCTCACGCATCAACTGACGGAATAACTCAGCTTCAGGATGAACTTCATCAGTACGCATCTGTTTGTTATCGGTTGATTGAGTTGTGATCTGCGTTGCTTCAGGGATGTAGAACTCTTCAGGTAGCTCACGGTAACGTGCAGACAGTTCATTGTAAGACTGAGTACGGTGACGATGCCACTGACGGAACACGAAGATCGGTGCTTTGACTTCAAACGTCAGGGTCACAGCTTCAAACGGTGTGTTGTGACCGTTGTTGTAAAGGTAGTTGATCAAACGTGCATCACTCCCTTCATCTTCACCAGCACGCCACTCAGCATCGTATGAGACTCTGGCATTTCGGGATATAGATAAATCACTACCCATAAAATCCACGATTCTGATATAACCGTGGTCGAGAACTTTTATTGTGTCACCTTTCATTTGTGCATCTCCAAATAGTTAATACATTTTTTTAGTAGTTCAATGTCATCATCTGCATTACCTAAAATAAGGTTGCATGAATCACAAAGAATTTTTCTTACGTCACCGGTTTTATGGTCGTGGTCTACACAAAAATTCTTTTGCTTTACACGAGGGGATTTTGCATCACAACCACAGATGAAACACTTCTGGTCTTGCCTTTCTAACATTTCATCATATTCATCGAGTGTTATTCCGAACTTGGTCATCAAGTGTCTTTTGCGTGCATTCTCTGCAACACGTTGTTTGTTCTTCTCAGCCCACTTTTTAGTGCTATCACTGTTGCAGGTTTTACAATGAGAAGATTTACCACCACGAGGTCCACTGGTGTAAATCTTTCCACGGTATCGAGCGTCGGGGAATTGATCACGATTTTTCATTTGTTTACATTTAGTGCACTCTAATAGCATGTCATTATCTCCTTAATTACAAGTCAATAGTAACATAGTCAGAGTTGATTACAACGCTAAACATCTTTCGACTGTTCTAGTTGTATTAAAAGTTCAATATAGTGTTTAGCTTTTTCAAGATCAGCCAGACCGTTTTTCTTGCGCCAACGTGATACATACTTGATAACGTTACCTTCACAGAAACCTATGTTATTAGCATGTATGTATTCAATTGGTTGTATCGGTGTTTTATAGTGGTCACCATCCACTTGTTTATCTAATGCGCTCATGTCGTCACCGTTGTATTTGTCATATAGCTCAACCATGTACCGAGAAGGCCATACAGAATAAAGATTGATAGGTGGGAATTTCATCTCAGCCCACATCTATCTCACCACTGTTAATTGTTGTTCACCACGTGCTGCTGACATCTGACGTTCATACTCGTGATAGAGTTGAGTCGATGACATGTGCGCGTAGTTCTCTTCATTACGAATCACCCACAAACGTGCATCACTGGTACGCACTTGCTGGTAACTCCCAATCTCTTTTAATATCATGCCGATCTTCTTGTCCGTGAAGAACTTAGGATCAGTCATCATATCTGCCGGTGTCATTGCACCAGCTCGTAAAGTTTCACCCATATCATTAGCTGTAAGCACATCACATCTGAATGCACCGTGTTGTTTATTGATGAATGCTTCAACTGTTTGCTGCATCGGTGACTTAGATGATTCTTTAATCTCACGCAAGAACTCAGTCATAGGTGGTGCTTCATTAGGGTTGAAGGTAGACAGATCAACAACGTTCATCAGATGGTGCACAACTGCTTTCCATCCACCGTTCTTCATCCACGTCCATCGGTCTTCCCAGTATGTAAGCCATTCCTTTTTCATGTTGTCGTTCTTATCACGAGGATTAAGATCAGACCATATTGCATAGAAGCGACGTGAAGGACCATTCAAGCGTAAAGGCATCACTGAGTTTGTTGTCATCGTTGAATTGATGATGTTACGAACCTTGATAGCTTTAATACCTTTCTGGTTCACACGTAGCGTATCAGGTGGCGCAGCAGCTAAAGGTTTCAGCTTGTTACTGACTGCCAATGCTTCACGACGGTCACCCAACTCAGCTTCATTGATGTGTAAATATTTAGTAGATAATAGATAGTCATTGAATCCGCTTAACAGGTCTTCACCACTGACTGTTGTCGTGTTCTCACCCATTGCTTTGATAAGTGGGTACAGTAGGAAATCTTTACCACAACCTTCACCGCTACCCATCAGTAACATGTGGTTGATCTTGCGGTCAGGGTGACGCAGTGTAAAGGCCATCCATTTTTCAATGTGGTCACGGTGTTCAGTCCATTCAAGCGCGTCGAAGTGCATCAACCAACGACTAGCATCACCAGCTTCACCGGTAGATTGAGTTGAGTCACACCAAGTGTTTGCATAACGACACCCGTTCTCAAGGAAGATACGTGGTTGTTTCGGTGCGTAGTCAAGGCGGTCAACCTTTTGAACACGACCATCTTGCAGTGCGATCTTACGTGCTTCAGCATCTTCGTGACTGAAGGAGTTTTGGAATGCTTCAGTGCTGAAGAATATGCGTGACTCCCAGTCATAGAATTGGTTTAACTCTTTAACGAACACAACGTCATCATAAAATTCTGCTTTGATTACCTTCTCACCGTACCAAGTCTTACGAAGGTCAGTGATGATGTCTTTAAAGTCTGCTTTGCTCCACCGCATGATGTCGATCACAATCTCGTGCCAATGTTTCTGATCAATCTTAGGCATATCATCGGTGAACTTCAGGACCTTTGAAGCAACTTCACGCTGTTCATTAGTACCAGGTAAATGACGACGAAGGTTATCACACATCAGTTGCAGTGCATCAGGGTCAACTTGTTCAACTTGTTCAACGACAACCGGTGCAGCGATAGGTTGCGCCATGAAGCTGACTTCAGGTGCAGATAGCTCATTGATTGCTTGTGCTGTGACTGGGTTAGGCTGGTGGACTACCGGTGTCATGAAGTTGATAGGTTCTGCAAAGGTTTCAAGTTCACGCATCACTTGCCAATTTTTTAACTTAGATGTGAAACCTGCTGATTCATTTTCTATGTATCGTAAAAGGTCTGCACCGGTTCTTCCTTGGCAATTTCCGTGGTGACACTTAAAACCAATAGTACCGTCGCTATTAGTAAAGACTGCACTTCCTGAATCATCCTGTCCCGTGTGGTCGGCAACCCACGGGCATGTAATATCGAATCGTCCATCACTTCTTATCTCCTTAATATTTACAATATTTGGGATGTTGATCAAAGGATGGTCAGAAACTTCAGCAGCACCATCAACACGTGACTCACGTCGCTCTTTGTTCAGATCAACAGCAAAAGGTTCAGCTAGTTGTTCAAGTGTCACACGGTTGAATGGTTGCCACAGTAACATGCGACACTTAAACGGTTGACCATTCACCAGCTTACTTGCTTTATTGTTCACACCTTCAGGTAAGCGTAGGTAACGTGTTACCCCTTTCATGCCTGGATCACGACCATCTGGTGCTAGACCATTAGCCACCAGCCCATCGAGTAAGTTCTCAACACGACCACGATCAGCACATGGTGTATCAAGAATGTAACCCCATTGCTCAGAACCTATTGATGATTCTAATATCCATGCAGGTTTAGGTAATTTGTTCACCTCAGTCATTGACAGCTTTTCTTTCACGTCATCCAACACAATCACCGGTGTGTGACGAAACAGTGCTTTACGACGACGGGCTTGACCCTGTTCATCACAATAGAAGTTACTGATGGTAAAATATTGGTTGGTGTTAGGTGACATTTTGTAACGTGAAAAGTAGTCACCCTTCCATGCGATAAGATGTTGATCTTTCGGTATGTTACCAGGGTCATGAGGGAAATCCGTTACATGACACCAAGGTGCATCAACACCGAAAAGTGTTTCAATGAATTCGTTATTACTTATTTTTAGGGGTAGTTGTTCCGTCATGTTAGCTGACCTTAAAATTGGTCTGACCAAAAAAGAATGCGGCAACCTGGTCAGGTAGGCTGTTTCCATGATGTACGGTCACAGATAAGCCGCTTTAATATTTAAGCATTACTGCTTGTGGAAATCAATTTATACTCAATGTGTAACTTTGTCAAACATTTTAGTTGACATGTGGTAAGTTGTTACACTATAGTTGTCCACGGTGACACAACGCAATGAGGAACATTCAAATGTCTAATGACCAGTTTGAAGTTTTGGACGATGACTTGAGAATTAGAATTTCATCGTCTGAACTAGAAAACTTTAAGAAAAAATCGATTCGTGTAACAGGTAAACCTTACCAACTGTTAACACGTGAAATGATAACCGCTTTCAATCAAGGACGTTTACGCATCGTCCCGACTGAAGAACAAAAAACTGAACTTGGAGAA